GTTTTACTTCCTGATAAAATAGATTCAAATGAAAAAGTATGAGGTACAGCTGTGTGTTCTAATATGTAATTTCCAAAGTCTTGACTTGTTAAATTAGTAGGAACGCAGTCTTCGACTAAGTTTTCATTTAAATCATAAGTGATATGATAGGCAGTTACTTTAATAGTTTTAAAATTTTTTTCAATATATTTAATTCTAAATAGTTGATAATTATTATTGCCAACATTTGATTTTATTACATTTTCTTCAACCAAATATTCACTATTATTTCCATTTAAAGGATATTCAATTGTCAAAAGATATTCATTACTTAAAGATTCAGTAACATAAGCGCTTAATAAGTCAGTTAAAAAGCCTAAACCATTATTTTCAAAGTCTGTAGTATTAGATTCATATATATTCATTGTTACTTCCTCCTACAAATATGCTCGCTTAAATTTGATAACGAATGCTGTAACAGTTCCTATCATTGAAATACTGTTAGAACCAGGTTGTAAAGTTGGAAAATCGTTAAGCATTTTATTACTGATATTAATACCATTTGAAGTTATAACTTTATTTTTGCAATCTAAAATGCATTTGCCATTTATTCCTTTCAAATAGAACGTTTTATTATTTATCGTTGCTGATACATCTCCAGATCCTGTTATTTCTAAAGTTGGATACATTGTAGCAGTAGCTTTATCAATGTCAATATTTGCCGATGTTTCGTCTATTGTTAAAGATGTCTCTACGATATCTTCTGCAATAGGATTTACTAGGAATTGTACAATAAATTTTTTAAAATTTTCTATTTTTTCAAAGGAAATTGAATTATTGATAATTGCTGTATATTCTTTCAAACCATCAAATGAAAGTGTTCCATAACCATCTAAAAATTCTTTAACTTTATCAAAAGAATAATTTGTTGAATTAAAATGGCACTCAACACTGACAACAAATTCTTCATAAGTACCATTATCAACGCTCAAAAAGCCATTTCTACCTGGTATAGTATATACGTCAATATTTTTCTTTCCTTTTGAAATGGCTGGTGTTTTTTCTACAATTATACCTTTATCTCTAAAATCTATTCCTTTCCATTTCAACATAATCAATTACCTCCATTCGCTAGAGCACTATTTTTTCTATAGAATTCTAATTCTTGTGAAAGAGATTCAATATCTGTCTTTCTTTCATTATTAAAATTTTCAATTTGTATTATTAGAGGATTAGAATTAGCTGTAGGATTAATAACTGGGTTCACACTTGCTGATACTTTGGAAGATAAATCTCTCATTGATTTTTCTACAGCACTTACTGTTGAATCAATACCTTCTACCATACCATAGCCAAGATTCTTTCCTATTTGTTCTTTCATTACTTTTGAAGGGGAATTTATACCAAAAAGCTTTTTAATAAATTTAAGAACATTACCTACCCAGCCTTTAATTTTGTTTTTTATCCACTCAAAGGAATCACTGATTCCCTTCCACAACCCTTTTACTAAATCAACACCAACATTTACTATTGTACCAACAGAATTTTTTAACGCTTCAGCTATTTTTAAAATTATAATAGGCACTTGTTTTATTATTTCTGGAATTGCTAGAATTAGCCCTTTTGCAAGACCTATTATTAATTTTAATCCTGCTTCAATAACCATATCAATATTATCTAATAAAGTCCCTGTTAATGTTAAAACGCAATTTATTATTGATGGTATTAACACATCAAGATTTTCTGCAATCCCCTCAGCTAAGCCACAAATTAATTGTAATCCAGCATCTAATATCAACGGTAAATTATCTAATAAAAACATGACTAAATTATTGACAATAGTAACAATCATATTTGATAAAGGTTCAACATTTTCCTGAATTAATATCAACAAATCATTTATAGCAGTTTGAACTGTTGAAAATATGTCAGGTAACAGACTTGTCAATAATGTTCCTATTTGTGGGATAAGTGTTTTTGCTACAGTTGTAATTCCATTTAAAATGTTTGGAGCTAAATTCATAATTGTATTACTAACATTTTTAACAAAAGTTGAAATTGATTTTGATAATTGTTCTGGACTACCACTACCATTCAAGAAATTATCGAATGCTGCTTTCATAGAACTCATAGAACCTTGGATCGTTGTAGTAGCTTCTAGGGATGTCGTCCCTGTTACATCTAATTCTTCCTGAATAACATGTATAGCATTATAAATATCACTTAAATTAGAAATATCATATTTGACACCACTGATTTGTTGAGCATTTTTCAATAATCTTTCCATTTCGGATTTAGTACCACCATAACCTAACTTAAGATTATCCAACATTGTATAATTTTGTTTCGCAAAACCTTGATATGCATTTTGAATGCTTGACATGTCAGTACCAAATTTATTAGCGTTATCTGACATATCTATTAATGCCATATCTGCAACTTGAGCTGCTTTTGAGGTATCTCCACCTAAACTTTGCAACAAACTAGCACTAAAAGAAGTAACTGTCTGCATATATTCGTTTGCACTGATACCTGCTGTTTCAAACGCCTTAGCAGCATTTTCTTTTACAACATTCGCACTGTCTTTAAATAATGTATCAACACCACCTAAATTTTGTTCTAATTCCGCATAAGAATCAACACCACTTTTGATAACCGCACCAACAGCTGCACTAGCTGCTGATACTGCTGCACCTACAACAGCAATTGTTTTTGTAGCAATTTTTCCTAATTCTGACATGGAATTTTTAACGCTTTCAAGATTGATTGTATTCATATTCTTCATTTCTTTAGTCAATTTAGTAATTGCACTTTCAGAATTTGTTATTTCCCTTGTAAGTTCTCTATATCTCGCTTTCTGTTCATCTGTTAATTTTGAATAACTTCCAAGCCCTGATTGTGCTTTTTTTAAGGCTTCCAATCTTTCTTTTGAGGCATTGATGTTTTTATGAAGTAATTCGTATTTTTGAGCCAATAGTTCTGTATTTTTAGGATCGACTTTAAGAGATTTATTTATTTCTTTTAATTCAGTGTTGGTTTTATATACGATATCATTCACTCCTTTAAGAGCTTTATTTAAATCAGTTGTATCTCCACCAATTTTGATAGTAATTCCCTGCAATTTTTCTTTTGCCATAGTTAATCTCCTTTCTTTTTTAATGAATATTAAAAAGCACTATTCAAAAATGAGTAGTGCTTTTCACTACTCATTAAGAGTAGTTTGTTAATAAAAGTAAACCTTAAAAGTCTAGGCTTCTTTTACTTCTTCATATACAGAAGTAAAGAACGAATCATAAGCCTCTTTATTTGTAGTTGTTTCAGTTAAGAATACTCTAACTCTTTTGTCGTTTTCACGCGGCATAGCTTTAATAGTAATTGAATCTGTATTAGGTGTCTTTGTTGATTCATTTGTCTTACTTTCATTTTTAGATCTAGATGCTTTACAATTGTAATACCAGAATTTTCTACCTTTTTCGTCTCCTTCTATTTGAAAGCCTAGGGCAAAACCAGATACAATATCATCTGAAGTTTCAATAAGAGCACCGTTTTTATCTTTTGTTTCTCCAAAAATTTCTTCTCTAACTTCGTCTGTTAAAAGTGCGATTTCTAAATCTCCTTCGTATCCTTGATTTGAGCTAGTAGAAAAATATTTAATGTTATCTGCAAAAAAATCTGTATCTTCGCCAGATGGCGAAAGTGCAATATTTACTGCACCAGGGATTGAAATTGGTGTTGAGTAAGTATAGGCACCATTTGAACCTATTGTATATTTAGCAACATACACATTAGATAAACCAAATTTAACTTTCATATTTATTTTTCCTCCTTTTAAATTTCATAAAAAATATGATATATTTTTTCATCTTTATCCCATATTTCATCTGACTTATTAAATGAAATATTATTGTTATTTAATAGTTCTTCAATTCTTTCTTCTAATTCTACATCTTTCTTTGATGTGACTAGTTCTATTTCAAAATTTTTATTTAAAAAATAGTTTTTATTATCCGCATTAAAAGTATTAGCTGCTAGTTCTCTGTAAGCCATAAATGGTGGTTCCAAGTTCTTGTTATCATCAAAATGATCGTAAGCAACTGGTATATTCAATTTTTTTAATAAATTAAACAAATCCTTATGTTTCATTATTTACCTCCATTTAAAATTATCTTTTTAACTTGCTCTTCATATTCTTTAACACATTCATCATGAACAGGTTCAATATGTTTTTGCTTAGGTACATACTTTCCACCATTATGAGTCAAATGAGAATTTTCAAGTAAATGGGTTAATTGATAATCAGTAGCATTATGAATAACGCATGAAATTGAATCAAAACCTTTTGTGGTTTTTACACGCCAACCTTTAGCATATTTTCCTTTTCTGCCACTTTTAGTAGATTTAGGAGAGGTCTGTTTAAGTTTAGAAGCACCTTTCTTTGCCATATTAATAGCTTCTTCAGTAATCCCATCTTGAATATCTTTCGAGTATTCATTCAGTGTTTCGATGATACTAAGCAAGTCTTTAGCCATTCATTTAACTCCTATTTTTTTAGAACAAACAAGAACAATATCGAATTTATTCTTTGGATCTACTGTTCTTATAATAGAGTAAACTTCATTATTGTATTTTAGTGAAGATTCTCCAGAATAATTTAATCTTTTAATAACAAATTCTATTGTCGGATTTATTCCAACAGAAACAGCATTATAAAACTCATTACTTTTAACACTTTGTTTCTTAGCATAGCACTTACTAGAAGAAATGTTAGAAGATGACATATTACCTATATCATCTTCTTTAATTTCATTTGATAGTAAATAAATAATATCTGTATATTCCATTATTCTTCTACTTCCATATATTCAGTTAGATGTCTTAAGATATCCTTCTGAATGTTATATGAACTAGCATACATTTCTGCATTAGCTATATCTAAAAAACTTAATACATAAGTCAAGATAGCAGTTTCAATTAAAGAATCAGAACTATTTATTTTATTTTCTGCTATACCAATAGCTTTTAAATCAAGTTTACAAGAAGAAATATAGCCCTCGATAATAGAGTCAAAGTCTGCATTGTTAATTCCTTGAATTTTTTTAATCTTTTCTAGCATAGCTTATCCTACTTTCTAGTTACTCTTTGTTTGAGTTGTAGGTTCTTTATATTTACCGTAAGCAAACGCACCAGGTTTAGCATTACCATCAGCAATAATATATCCACCATAGATAACTCTTCTTGGTTGAACTTTTACTTCTTTATCAATTCTCAATTCTTGATTGAAATTAAGAATGTAGTTCTCACTTGCATTACCAACAAGAATATCTCCAGCATTTAGGAATGGTTCAACTTCAATCTTAGCACCACTAGCCTCAGTTGGAGCATTTGTTAAATATGGATAATTACCATTGCTATCTTTGTAGAATGTAATCATATCTGAAATGCTAGTTGAAATATATGCTTTAGCTCCAACTCTTTCTTCTGCTGGTAAAGCACCTAGACATAGTTTAATTAATTCGAATGGATCAGAACTTTCTTTAGCAGTTAGTCCATTTGTTACACCAGTAGGTTGATTTGAACCAGTACCATAAAGAACTGCCTTTGCAAGTGCTTTATTCATTTTCTTATTAATTTCTTTAACAAGAAATGCATAGAATCCATCAATAGTCATATTTTCAGCTTTCCAAGTAACTTCGATTGACTTTGTCAACTCATATCCTGTTAATTTAAGACCTTTATATTCTTGACCTTCGTTAACAGTAGATGTTAATTCTCCGACCCAAGTTGCATCATCTGAAGCAAATAAATAAGGTAAATCAACATTGCCATCAACATTCAATTTATAAATATCTCTATAAAATGGTGAAGCAAGTTCTATTATTTTTAATAGTTCAGTTCTTAAACTATCAGGTATTAAAAGACCTAAATTGTTTTGACCTTGAGTATTTGCAGCAGACGCTACATAAGTGTCTGTTGTTGTGCCAATAGCATCGCCAATAGCTCTTTTGTCTGTCTCATCTAACTCCTTTCCCATCATATACTTTGCCCAAGCAGTTCTGTATTCTTTTGAACTTAAATCAAATTTCTTTTCTTCTTTCATTTTTCTTTCCTCCTTTTCGATTTTAAATTCTTTTGCTTCTAAACTTTTCTTTTCTAGTTCTTCGGCTTTTTCTTCTCTTTCTTGAATTTCTTTCAAACTGGTTTCTTCTTCCGTTAATTCATCAACTTCTTTGTTTAACTCTTCAACTTTAGTTATATCATCAGTAGTTTCAAGAATAGAACGAATTTCATTTTTACGAGTTTCTATCTCTTTTAATCTGTCCATTTGGACACCTCCTTTAACGTTTGACACTCTTTAGGGCTGTTATCTTTCCCATTATTCCTGTCCAGGATTTATTAAACGACTTAGTTAGTTTCCACCAACAAAAAAGGAACTGTCCAGTTCCAAGTTCATAATCGTATTAACCTAATTTTTTTAACACTTCTTGTTTTTTTATTTGAAGTTCACTATGCTTATTTTTTTCGTTTAAATATCTTTTTTCAGTTTCTTCAATAGATCTTGCATAGACAGATGTACTATCATAAAAAGGTTGGTCTACAACTGCAACATCATAAAGCTTATCTATGTCAGTTACCTTTCTTGTATCAGTATCCCAGTCCCACTCTTCTTCACGGACTGTAAAAGCAAAACTCATTTTATCTAATAAGCCTGATTTAATACCTTCATAAATCGATTTATGTTCTGGTATATTAGGATTTAATTCTGCTTTCATTTTTAGTCCTTTTTCATCTACTGTTAATTCTAATGATTTATTTCTTGTTCTAGCTAAACAGATAAATGAATCATTGTGGTTGTATCTTAAGACAACATCAGACATATCAGTTTTATCAAATGCTGTTGGCATTATAATTTCTGTATATCCATGTGTTGCTGGACTATTAAATATAACAGGATATCCTTCAATAATCATTTTGCTTTCTTCATTATCTATTGTTCTCATTTCTAAATCAAAACATCTTATTTCTTTATTTTTCATTTTCTTTTCCTCCTTGATATTCATTTGCAATACTTCCATCTATATGATTTAAGTCTTGCATTATTTTATCTCCATCTTCAATAGGTTCTAAATTAAGAACTTCTCTCATTTCATTTACAGTCATTATATTATTACCATACCTAAGTAAATTAATTTTAGTATTGTTAGAAGCATATTGTAACCTATTACTTGTAAAAATTATTTCATTACCATGAGCTAGTTCCGTTGGAGTGAATAGTTTATTAGTAAATTCTAATCCTAGTTGAATACTTATAGGTTCTATCACACTTTCATAAAAGGCTGCCCATTCGTCTTCTGAGAACTTTGATTGCAATATACTTTCGTTAACTCCAAAATAGTTGTATATCTCATCGTTAATACTTTTAATTTGATATTCGCTTGCGGTTGTTGGTTCAATTTTAACTGGAGTAAACTCACTTGTGCCATCAAGCCCACCGATACCGCTTCCGTCTGCATTATCAATAAAGTCTTTAACAAATTGATCTCTCATTTGTTTAACATCTTTTGGATTTAACATAACTTTAGTAGATTTAAGAACTCCTTTGATTGATTGAGTAGTTTTAATCGCATTTACTATACCTTCCATAAGAACGTGTTTAACTGATAAAGTTTTAATTAAAGGAATATTACTGCCACCGACGATAATATCTTTGTTTGTAAATCTAGTTAAATGAATACAGTCTTTTAAAGCAACGAATCGTTTTTGACTATTACCAAAGCTAAATTCCAAATAAATCTCTTTATCATATTCATAAAATTTAATGCTTTCAAAATGTATTGGATATAAACCTGTTATTTTAAAAGTATTTTTATCTCTTAAAATATAAATAAAAGAATCATTATACATTTCAAGTTCGTTAATAACATAATAATAAAACTGATAAGCGTTCTGTAGTTCATTTGGTTTCTTACTTAAGAGTGTATAAAGTGATCCGTTTACTTTTTCGAAACCATTAGCAGAATTTCTTATATGTCTCGGATTAAGTTTTGCACTATTTCTAGCAATAGTATCAATGCATCCACGAACTATTGAAGTATCATAATACCTACCATCATAATTAGTAAAATAACTTTTATATCCATTTAGTATTTTAAATTCAGTAGCACTTGCTTTAGGTTCGGTATTATTTGAATCTCCAAAGATTTTACTAAATAAACTTCTTCTTTCTTTATTCTTCATTTTCTTCTCCTTCCCCAATAAAATTCAAATATTCATTTTGTTTATCAATAAAAATACAATAAGCATCAATTAAACTTACTGCGCCATCTATTCTTTGTCTTGATTTTTCTTTTACTGGTCTTATATTTTCATTTTCATCCGACTTAATGGATAGATTAGATAAACACCATTTTAAAATCGGATTGTTATTATAATTAATTTTCTTATCAATCAAATCTGCTTTCATTTGTTTCATTGGTTGTGACATCGTTCTAGAGCCTTGCCTTACTTCCACCATATCAAAACCATATTGTTTCATTTCATCGCTCCAATACTGAGCATTCCAACTATCATATCCTACCCAGAGTGGTCTTAAGCCAAATTCTTGAACTTGTTCTATAAACCATTTTGTCACATCTCTATAATCAACTTTAGAACCCTCAGACAGCCTAATCCATCCTTTGTCTAACCATTTATCATAAGGAATCTTATCGTCATTGATTTTATACTGTAAGTTATTTTCTGGAATAAAATACATTTGCTTAATTTTGATTTGTCCTTTTTGAAATCCAAGTAAAGTTGCACAAGTTAAGTCAGTGGTACTTGATAAGTCACATCCACCAATACAATAGCAATCTTTAAATTCTTCATAAGTTGTTTCGTTGTTCAGTTCTTCAAATGATAGCCAAGCTTGAGTATCATTTTGTCTAACATTAAAATCTTTACATAAAAGATTTTTCAGCTTAGATGAATCATTAATCGCTTTATTTACTTTATCTCTAAGCATATCAATATCTTTAATAGTTCCCAGTCCTGGATTAGCTTTAAACCAAGCATCTTCATTTTGCCATTCATTAGGACTATCAAGTTCATAAATTACTGCTAAAGTTGTATAATCTTCGATTGACAATTTATCAAGTATTAAGTTAGTAAAATAAGAATATTCACTATCAAATACACCTTCACGTACTGTACCCATTGTTGACGTTTCTAAAAACATCGGTTGAGTTCTAGCACTCATTGAGTCATACATAACATCAAGTAAATTGATATCTTTCCAAGCATGAACTTCATCTGCTGTAACAAAATGAGCATTTACACCATCCAGACTATTAGATTCACTTGATAAAGGTCTAAAAAAAGAATCAGTTGCATCATAATAAATTCCACCTACCAAACATCTTATTCTCTTTTTTAATGCTGGAGATTTATTTATCATTTTTTTTGATTCTTCCCAAATAATTTTTGCTTGTTCTCTTTTTGTAGCTAGTGAATAAATTTCTGCTCCACCTTCGCCATCCTTAGTAAGCATATAATTTGCTAGTCCAGAAGCTATAGTTGATTTTCCATTTTTTCTTGCAACAAATAAAGCGACTTTTGTATATTGTCTAAAACCAGAAGTTTTATCTACAAATCCAAATGCTGCCTGAATAAAAGCTTTTTGCCAAAGTTCTAATTTAATATTTTTGCCGGACCATCTTCCTTTAGACTGTTTACAATATTTTTCTATAAAATGAATGGGTCTCAAACTCTTCTTTTCATCAAATACATAAATGTGTTTTTCTTCTTTTTGCGTTAAATTATTAAAAAAACAAACAGTTTCAGGATGATTAATTTTGGCAATTAACTTTTTATAAGTTAAGAAAACTTTTCTGTTAACTTTAGTAGGATTATCCAACATCCAATTATAATATTCTTCAATAAATGTCATAGTTCATCATTATCAAAATCATCTGGATCGGATGATTCAGCTTGATCAAGCATATCATTAATTTGTTTAGAAAGGGTTTGATAATTTTTTATAAGTGTATTATAAGTTGTTAAAGCTGGATTTGTTCTATCAATTTCATATTTACCTTGATCCATTTTAACTACTACACCATTTTTATTAATATTAGTTTTAAGTTTCTTTAAAGTTCTGAATGTGAATTTCAATTCATCTACCAAACCTAAGCCTAAAGTTCCTACATCTGAATCTAGATCAGCAAATCTTTTTCTTAATTTTTCAATGTCATTTAAAGTAAGATTTTTAACTTTCTCATCTTTTGTCATACTATCACATCCTTTCTCATTTTTTCAAAGGTAGGGGGGTCTACACATGACTTGCGTGTTTTTTGTGTGCTCTGGCCCCGTTGTCTCAATTAAGGCCAATATTACCCTGCGTAGGGGGGTATCGGCTGATTAAGTTACCTTCGGAATCAAAAGCAACATCTCTTCTAACTACTTCTGATTTAAAGTGTTCATTGTTATGACAATCAATACACAAACCTTCAAGCAATTCTTCATTTAAAGAAATGCTTATATCAGCAAAGTTATCATCAGTAAGATACACTTTGTGATGTACTATTCCTTTTGTTCTTTTGTCTTTAGGTATATTCTTATTAGATAATCCATCAACATATACAGGCTTATGACACCTAGCACATAGACAACTTTGCTTTATCCATATATTCTTCCTAACGGACTTCCAAGCCTTTGTCTGATAAAACTTTTCTCTTTCCATTTCCTTTTATTGATGCTGTTTCTATAACTTCTGCTTTCTTAACATATCCTTGACTTTCAAGTTCTTTAAATCTTTCCTCATCAAGGTATAATTCTTTTCCCTTCTTTTCATAAAACGGGATCTCTACAATCGCTTTAATCATTGTTTCTCCTTTCTACCCAAAGAATTTATCTATATCACTTTGAGTCGGCTTACTATCTTTTTCTTCAACACTAGATATCAAGATGTTCATTAATGATACAAAACTCATTCTTTTCATGTCATCTAACGTTATATTTAGTCTTTTGGCTAAGGCAACTACTTCGTATATATCCATTTCTTCAGATGAAGTATTTGAACTACTTATTACTTTGTAATTGCCCCGAAAAGGGCGTAACTGCTAAATTAATAACCTCTTCAGTCCAACTACTGTCGCTATATAAACTTTCAATTGAGCCAACAAAAGATTTAAAATCGTTTACTTGTGATTCATCTGCTTCTTTTATCATAATATACGCTATTCTTAAAAGTAATAAATTCAAATCGTCGAGCATCTCTGCAGATTTAACAGTATTGCTATCTTTTAAAGATTTGTACTCTGACAATTTCATTATGTCTGATAAAAAGTTTCTTCCAGTCTCATCTTTGTAAGCAAAAGCAGTGTATGCACTAGATTTCATCTTATAATCAGTTTTATCAATTTTAATTATCTTTAGCATCTAAACACATCCTTTCTTGTTTTTTCAAAAATAAAACAACCTATAACGGTTGTAACAAATAGTATCTTTAATAGATACTGTACTGACAATAAATTAGCAATGAGTTTGGTAGTTAATCCTATACATGACCTTTGCTGGTTTCACTTACTAGTCGACTAATAAAACCTTTTACCCTCTGTGGTAACAGACGTTTACAATATTGCGTTTCCTATGCCTCCATAGTACTCTTATATTATCAGTACACTACCTATTCAGGTAGCGTGAACAACGAATTAAAAGATAACATCTAATTATTCCGAGTAGTCATCCTCGCATTTACTTCTACAAATCTAATACCTATAAAGGCATTGCTTCAAAGTAAATAGTGCTAATTAGCACCCTAGAGATATATAGGAGTATCCCCGTAACAGGCGGTAAAGATATATCTCTAGGCTACTAATTGTAGCCACTAGGGATTTTAGTGTATAAATGAGTATTCATTTCTAATCGTACTCATTATACACATTATACCACTTAATTCGTGCCATTTCGTGCCATCTTTATTTTTCACTATAAATTCTTTTGGCTTGTCTTAAGGAATAATTAGTAATTCTACTTATTTCATCCCATCTTAATTTTTCTTCTTCTCTTAAATATGTTATAAAAGTTTTTGAATCTGAATTTGAAATATTAGCTATTTTATTATTAAGTCTTTTTTGATATGTTAGAAGTGTATCAGTTAATTCTATTATCTTCTTATCGTACTTTTCGGATTTAATTGTGTAATGAGTAAACTTATCATAAGGTTGTCCACCTTGTACAATTACTTCTTTATATGTCATTGCGCCTGGTTGTGTTTTTACAAAATCTATCTTTTTCAAAGTTAAATACATATCTATTTCATCTTCTAACTCTTTTATTTTATACTTTAATTCTTTGATTGTTAGTTCCTTTATCTCATTCATTTTCTCTCCTACCTTTTCCAAAGTCTTTCAAGCTTTTGTTTTTTTTCAGCATTTGAAGTTTGAGTATATATTGCTGTTGTTTTTATGTCATTATGACCCAAAATGTCTTGAAGTTCATCTAAGTCAATTCCAACTCTTTTACATTCCTTAGCAAAAAGATGTCTCCAAGCATGTGGATGAATCTTATTCGGATTAATTTTAGCTGCCCGTGCAATTCTCTTTAATCTACGCCAGATTGTACTATTATTCCACATTGCACCTTCTTTTGCCTTCGGATCTGTTGATTTAAAAATATAACCACTCTTAATTTTATGAAGTTTGCAATATTGTCTGAGTTCTCTTCTAAGTTCATTTGTCAATATTAATGTTCTATATTTGCCTTTATTAAAAGCCGATTTTATGTAGTCCTTTTCTAAATTTTCTACCGTAAAAAATTTTAATTCTTCTATTCTAGCACCTGTCAATGCGAATATTTTGATAATCAAATATGTATCTTCTTGTCCTAATTTTTTTGCCCATCTTAACATTCTTTTATGTTCTTGCTCCCAAATCGGATCATCTAATGAAGTCTGTCTTTGTTCTTTAAATTTTTTTAATCTTAAATCATGATATCCTAAGAACTTTATAAATTTATTGACTATGGTTATATATTTATTTTTGGATTTAACCGCAAAGTTTTTTTCGGTCAAGTAATCTTTGAAATCAATAAGCAAAGATTTGTTAATTGTTGTAACATTCTCAGGTATAAAATCAATAAACTTATTTATGGCATTTTTATAATCAACAATAGTCTTTTTTGATTTTTCATCTAAAGTTTCTTGTTCAACAAATTCAATTAATCTTAATTTTAACTTTTCTTTCATCATTCCACCTTTCTACCATTCCTCCCCCCTGTATAATTGTTGCAAGATAACCACAATATTATATTGCACTTATTAACATTTAATTTTAAGCCTATTTTATAAGGTATTACGTTATTTTTTTATCCGTTGATACTTTTTATGTTTTTTGATGATGTTTTATAACTTCCTGTAGCTATCATAATATGATTTTTTAAAGTTCTTTATCTAATACAATTAAATCTTTAACAGCTATTACTATTGTTCCTCTCTAGTTCTTGCATTTTATCTTTAACTCTACTTAATGCTCCCGTTGCACAACCATATTTTGGGTCAATTAATTCACTAAAGAGGTCATAATCTTTTTGTATATATTCTTTTAATTTATTCCAATTATCCTTATATTTTTTATAACTTAACAATTCGTCTATATTATATTCTTGAACATTAATTATTTTAAAACCTCTATGCTTTTCTTTATTAAGTCTTTCATATTCTTTATTTATCATTTTTAGTTGTTCGTTTTCTTGGCGTAATCGTTCAATTTCTTTTAATGCAGATATTCCCGCTTCATATAATTTAAAATCATAATTACTACCAAATTCTTCTTTTATTTCCGCAAAACTTTTATAATTACTCATTATAACACTCCTCTAATATATCTAATAATTTTCCAACTTCTTCAGAAGATAAACTTACATTAATATGCCCTTTTTCATTTATGGAACACTCTAATATATATTCTATTGCTTTATCTATTACTTGTTGTTGCTTTTTGACTTGTTCATAAAGTTCTAATCTATCATCATAACAATTCGCTATATTTTCAAATGTACAATTTCAACCATCAGCAAATTCAAACCCACATTTATCAGTTAATTTATCTAATTCAATTCTTTTAAATAGTTCATCAAATTTCTCTCTAGTTATCATTTTTTATTCTCCTTTCAATATTTTCTTAACTATTTTCTCACATTCTGCTTTATAGCATTCCTCTACTTTATCTAATAAGAATAATAAAGTATCTTTATCTATTATTATTTTTTTCATCTTTGCTCACTCGGACTCATCATATTCACTTTAACTAATTCAATTGTATAGTACATTACCTTGTCTAAATTAATTATTAAACCATCTTCATTAATAAAAGCTATAAACTTTTTATCATGATTTTCGTTGCTAAAATCACTTACAAAATCTGTTACTTCAAGTTCACTATATAAATGTGTTTCAATGTTTATTTTATCTGAAAAATAAAATGTTAACTTATATGCATTCATTTTTTATCATTCCTCTCTAAATCTTTAAAATGGGCTTTTAATTTAGTATAACTTTTTCCACAGCCTAATTTATATTCATTCCATAATAAATCTGGTCTATATTTGTTCATAAAATCAGCATTTATGCTAACTTTTGGTATAATATCTACAGTATACAATAAATTTAGAAATCCCAGAACTTCTAATGAAAATGGTGTCTTTCGTTTATTATTAAAATTTTCAAATTTCATATCTTTTCTCCTACTTTCTCTACTAAATCTGCTTTTATTAAGTCATCAATATATTTAGTATCAAACCATTCTTCATCACTAAATGTAGCAGTCCAATAACCTATCTCTTCTGTCATTTCAAATATTTCTCTATCTTTATCAACACATATTATGTTATACCATTTATTATCTATTTTTCTTTCATAAAAACCAGAAGATGAGTCAAACTCAAATCCATACTTTTCCAACTCTTTCAATTCAACATCTTCTCTTATTTTAGGCATAATATCAGTCCTTTCTTAATTTGTAATTATCATCTACAAATTTATCAATTTCTTGTTTAATTTCTTCCCAACTATTAAAACTATAATAACCACCAAAATCACGTTCTAAACCTGTTTCAACATTTGTATAATATTTTGGTTTATCAGATTTATCAAATACTATTTTTGTGATTTTCATTTTAAATAATTCTATTTCTTCCCCTAATCCTTGAATTTCACTTCTCTCTGCAAACCCATAACTTCTATATGGATATGCTAATAAATAAACAGTATCTCCAATTTGATATTCTGTGTTGGTTTTAATTTTCTTGTTAAATATTTTTTTAAACATAATTATTTCTCCTTTTCTATTAAGTATCCTAATTGAATATGCACTATAAATAGATGAATTTGCAATATTCTTTGAAACGTATTCAACTTTGGTAGAAAAGCACCATATTTGACTGATATTCCAAATGAAATATAATGTCTATCTACGATAAACTCATTTATCCATTCTTTTCTCATATTGCACCGTTTTTACCTTCTTAACACAGTTTGATCATCCATAATTTCTTTTGCATTAACTTCTAAAAGTTTATGGCTTTCTTCTGTAACTCCTAAATCGTTAGGTTTCCACACATATTTTTCTTGAAATATTTTTTCTATTTCTTCTCTGTCATCTCCTAGTTTTACAAAGCCTTGTATTTCTCCTAACCAATACTTTGCTATTAAATAGAATGGCTTATCTAAATTTAATTTCATTCTTCAGCCTCTATTCCGTGATCTTCAAGTAACTTTCTTAATGCTCTATTTTCTTCTTGTAAGTTTTTTATTCTTTTATATGCTTCTAAGCCATCAAGTATATATTCTATTTCAACTAGTCTACTCACTCTTTTTGGACTTTTCTTACCAACTTCCCACAAATCGTCTATTTCTTTTTGTATTCTATTTTTTTCATTATCATAAAATTCAATTAAATCTTTCATACTTCCATCCTTTCTAGCTTTTGTTGATACTTTTGTACAGAACCTTTTATAGGTCTAGCAGAAGACCTTTTTAGGATATTAGGTCTTCTACCTGACTTAATCTTTTTAACAATGTATTTATCTGTCATACTTTCTGCTAATTCAGTCTTAAGCTCTTCTATTTCTTTATCTTTAGCATTAAGTTCATTAGTTAACTGATTTATTTTTTTAGTGAAACCACCTTTAGCACCTCTTACTTCTTTTAATAACTTTTCGGTTATAAATAATTTATCTCTTAACTTATCAACAAGTTCTGTACTTCTTTCACAATCAAATGTCAACTTTTCTACTTGTTTTGTATAATTCATTTCTCCTAAAGTTAAATCTTCAATTGCATTGTAAGCTTTCTTAAGATCGCTTTCTAACTCTCTAATCTTTCCGTTTAATTTCGTATTTTGTTCTTTCATATATTCATAATCTTTTTTATAAAATATTTTAATTCCCACTTTTCATTCACTCTCCTTTTCGATTCTGAATCATTACACATACTACACAATTTAATAATCTATCCATTGTATTAACAATAGAATCCATAGTTTCACATTTATTATCAATACTTTTTAATAGTTTTTTTACATTTGTGCAATATTCGTTTATTTCTTTTTCACTATTTTTATTTATCAACATCGTTTTTTTATGCGATAACATTCCTTCAGTTATCAACTCTTTTATAAATTCTTTTTCTTCATTTGTTATTATCATTTTCATTTCTCCTTAATCCTAATAAATCCTCTTGAAAAGTTTGTCTAACTTTATAGTACTTCATTGTGATTATCCCAGTTGGTCCATTGTCGTTTTTTGCAATATCCACATAAATATTAGGCTCTAAACCATCTTTATTTTCTTTTTTATCATAGCTTAACAAGATTATTTTTCTACTACTATTTTCCAACTCCCCTGAATCTTTTAACATATTTAAAGTTACTTCATTTGCTGTATAAGCAGTTCTATTTAATTGGCTTGCTGCAATAACAGTGCAGTTATACTCCAAACAAATTTTTCTAAGCTCTTTAACAATTTCAGTTGATTCTTCATAAATGCTTTTTTTAGTTTGATACTTTAAATAACCTATATGATCAATAAAGATTATTGTGTGTTTTTTAATGTCTTTGTACTTTCTAATAACTTTTTTAATATCAAGAATGTTATTAACCGTATGATTAACTACTACTTTGGCATTATTTATATTTTCAATAGCTTGACTTATTAATTTCTTTTGATTGTCACTTGGATTATCAATACTATTTACTGCAAAGTTTTGATTAATTGCAACCATCCTTCTGTAAATATTACTTTTTGACATTTCGAGATTGAAATAAATACATTGATATCTTGTCATCAAATCGTTCATTAAATTTAACAGAAAACCGCTTTTACCAACTCCCGTAGTTGCACCTACGACAAGCAAATCATTTTCTAAAAGTTTTAATTTGTCACTTAATATTGGAAAATTATTAAATTTTATTCCCGTTCTTGAAATAACCAAGTTTGTTTCTATTTCTTCTGGAGTTAAAATATCGTTTGAATAAATTACGTTAGTTGTATTTAGTTCTTGAATTTTATTCATAAAATCCTTAAAGTCAATTAATTTATTATTAAATTTTCTAATTAAATCCGACAAAAGGTTTTGATTATAATACTCTTCTAGTTTTTCTTCACAATGTTGTAGTTGCTGTTCAGCGTTTGAACGGTTATAATAACCATCAAGCAATTCTAAGTAATAGTCCATTTGATTATCCTGAATATACTCAATTGAAATACTTTTTGTTTCTTTATAACTCTTTAAAATAGATTCATATATTTTTCTATTTTCTATATTTTTAAACTCAATAGGTTTAATGGTACAAAATTCAACTAAATAGGTTTCATTTATGAGAAGTGATAAACATTCTTGCTCTATAATTTCTCTAACATCATCAGCGTTATTCATTAGAAAAATCTCCTACCTTTCATAGTTTCTTCTCGCCCTTTTTGATTTTTAATATCTCTCTCGTTATCAATTATTTGTTGATATTTAAATAATTTAGATATTCGCCAATTCTCAACTATTCCAAAAAAGTAATTTAGATTCATTACATTTGCTGAAATGCATTTGTCTACTGCATAACATAAAGCTTTTTCTTCAAATTGCTTTAATAGATTTTGTAATTTCATATAATTTGTACCATTTAAAGCAATTCCAAAATTCGTTTCTAAACAAGCAAATATATTTTCATTATCATTTTCATTATCATTTTCATTATCATTTTCATTATCATTTTCATTATCATTTAAGGTTGTTTTTTTTGCATTTGGTTGTTTTGGTTGTTTTTCTTCTTTGCGAGCGTTTGCATTTCCTTTCGGAGCTCCGCCTTTTTTTCCGTTTTCACGGAGCCTTGCACATTTTTCTTCATACTTCTTTTTATCTACAACCATTTGGTTGTTTAAGAAGTTAAAAGCAATTTTGATGTCATTATCCAAAACAACTTCATTTCCCAGTTGTTTTTCAAAAAGCGCTCTAAATAGTCTTCCAAGTTGTTCATTAGTTAATTCGCTTTTAATTGATTCATACTGAGACAAGTAAAATATAATTGAATCTTTGCTCATTCATTAAAATTTCTGATTTCATATAAAGTACAAGTGTATCCTTTAGTCAAATCACACTTCTTAGCTTGTTCTTTCAAATCATTATATCCTTTGTTTATAGCCTTAAATATTAATGCTGTGATAATTAAAATAATAAATATAAGTAATCTCTTACCAAAATTAGTTAATTTTCTTTTCTTTCTCATTTACCTCTATCTCCTTTTTTATTGGTTTAGTTTTTTCTTCCCAAAACCAAATGGGAATTCTTTCTTTGATTATTAATACATTCGGATGTTCATTCTTTAACAATTCATTTAACCTTATTATTAAATCGGATGATTTGGTTTTCTTAAATCCGGTTATTGTCATTATATCTTGAATACAATAATATTCTTTCATTTTTTATCTTCCTTTCGTTTTAGTCGGTCAAGACTGTTGACTTTAAAAGTTAATATCCTAAAAGTCGGTCAGGACTCTGATTATTTGTTTGTTTTTACATTTATAAATAATATACTGAATAAAG